ATGCTGACCGAAAGCTGGCTAAAAGCCAATCACAATAAAACACACGCCAAAGTGTTTGAAAGGGCAGACCGAGACGCTCTGTCTGTGCGTGTATCTGCCAAAGGCAAAATCGTTTTTCAATACCGCTACCGTTATGACGGCAAGCCTTGTCGCTTGGATTTGGGCGTTTATCCAAATTTAAGTCTCAAAGACGCACGCCAAAAACTCATGACCGCCAAAGCCTTACTTGACGAAGGCAAAAACCCCAAGATTGAATTTGCTCTTGAAAAAGCCCAGCACAAAGCCGAACACACATTTGCCGAGCTATTTGACGTTTGGTATGACAGCGTCTGTGCCAAAAGCAAAAAATCTGCCCCGCAAATCAAAGCCAGTGTGGAGTTGCACTTAACCGCAAAACTTGGGGATTTACCCCTTGGGCGTATTAGCATTAGGCAGTGGCTAGACGTGTTTGAGCCGATTGCCGAGCGGACACCTGCTATTGCCGAGCGTTTGCTTGTCAATGTCAAACAGCTTTTAAAGTGGGCGAAAAAGCGTAGGATTATTAACGAAAATTGCCTGTCTGATATTTATGCCAAATCAGACCTGGGTGTGAAAAAACGCAGGGCAAAAAGAGTGTTGGCGGACGATGAAATCAGCTTATTGTTCATGGCATTAGACAACAGCCGTACTGCCTACAAAAACCGACTTTTTGTGGAACTCTGCTTGATGTGGGGTTGCCGCAATGGCGAGCTTAGAACAGCCCTAAAAAGCGATTTTGATTTTGATAAAAAGATTTGGGTGTTGCCGTGGCACAAGCACAAGACAGGCAAGGTTACGGAGCGTGATATTGTCCGACCCATTTTACCCCAAATGGAAGCCTTGTTGATTGAGCTGATGAGTTTGCAAGATACACCATATTTGATTTTGAACGACAAATCAAACGACCCCATGTCGGACAAAGCCCCCTTGTCCATACCCTACAATCTCATGCAGTGGATACGCAAAAACACGGGGATAGAAATGGCTCATTGGTCTATGCATGACCTACGGCGGACGGCTCGCACCAATTTTAGTGCCATCACCAGCCGTGATGTGGCGGAGCTGATGATAGGTCATGAGATTAAGGGTGAGCAAGCGTCCTATGATTATTATGATTATTTGGACGAGCAGACAAAGGCTTATAAAAAATGGCTGGATAAACTTGATGGGCTAAGACAGGCAAATAAAAAGGCTTAGATGACTAAGCCTTGACTTCTCTGGCTGGCACGCTCATTGCACGCCAACTCCCAATCTATGATGTCCTGCGTGAGATACAGGCTCTGACCCCCACCATTGGACGGTAAGCGTGGCAAAGGAAACGGTATGCCAAATTGGGTCTTTTTGTGCCAGCGTAGTAGCGTACGCTTGGTGATGCGGAACATTTCACATACTTCTTTTGATGTTAGGTATTTTTGCATTTTAACCCCTGTCTCAACAAAGACAACCGCCGAAGCGATTGTCTTGTTTGTGTTTATGCACTAAATTTGCCAAAAAACAAGTAAAATTCAGAATCCAGCTTATCTTTGACCGCTTGCAAAAAGTCATTCGCAAGTTCATCTGTAAGTAGCTCATAACCTACGATAGACAAAGTAAATTCAGGCTTGCCATTGGCTGTGTTAATAGACAATCTAAGCCGTACGGTTTTTGGCTCGCTTAAGGTTTCATACAGCGTGTTTTTGATTTCAAAATACGCTGGCAACAGCCCTGCTTGCGATTTGACCGCCACCGTTTCCAGTCGTGAGCGAGACTCTCTAAAATTACCCACTTGGCTCGTGCTTTCAGCCAGCTCGTCAATTTTCATGTCTCGGATAACAGCGATGGCTTTTTTCATGGCAATCTCTTCGCCGTTTTCGTCCAAAGCGACAAACTGACCGCCCCAATCTTCCAAGAATACCGCAAAATCTTTTTGGCTGACACGCCCATGATGATGTAAGTCTGTGATTTTTTCATACACCTTGGTCGGCTTGGCGGTCAAAACCGCACAAAAATCACAATGCCCCATCGGATAATTGTCATCGCCAAAGTTTAGTACCGCCATCGCTTCCATCGCTGATTTGTCAATGAAAATCTTGGTATTTGCCGCCGTGCCATGCACTTCGACAAATTCACTGAACGAAGTTAGGTCATCAGTGCTAAATGTGCCACGCTTACGAGTGCGAGCGTCAAGAAAACTGTCAATATCGCCAAGCCTAATGTTGCCGTTGTAAGCAATGCCATTGTCGCCAAATTTTAAGATGTCTGGGCGTGCTAGGTCAGCAACGACCGCAAGGTCAGATTCGTGTTTTGCAAAAATATTTGTCATGGAAAAACTCCTTACATTTCAGTTTTAAAAAGCTGAACTTCGTCAGCAGGGAATAGACTTACAGTGCCATTGCGACCGCAGTACATCGGTGTTTCACGCACATAGTCTTCTTTTCGTGTGCCAAAGGTCTCAGGGGCGGTGTAGTCGAGCTTGTGCTTGACCGAAACCTGACCCATGCCTTTTTCGCCAAGTTGCGTAATGTCAAAGGTCAGTTTGACCTGTCCTTTTTTACCAGTAGCAATGACTTGACTGCATACATCGCTGATTGCCATACCGATTTGCTCGGCGAACGCTCCGCCCGTCAAATCTGTGAGAAATTCACAGGCATCGGTTGATTTAAATTCACTCATGATTTTCCTCCGAGTGGTTGGTTGGGTTGATAAAACTTCCCATCTCTCTCCACGCCTACCGTCATCAGTACATTTTTGGCGGTGGCATAAGATAGGGCTAATGATGCTTGTGCCTGTCTGATGGTTATCCCATCTGGGTGCTTTGCCAGCAGGCGTCTGGCATAAAAGCAATGTGTACCAAACTCCCAGCGCTTATTGTGAGCTGCCAACTGTCTAGCACAAAAGGGTAATTGTTCTGCCATCACACACCTCTTTGCTGTTCGTAGGCATCAAAAACGAACGCCAAAGCCTCCGCTAAAAACAGCCTTTGACTTGGCAAGACTTGCTTATCATCAATCTCATGCACATGATCGCATAGCCACACCAGATAGTTATACACCGCAAATAACGCTGACAAGTCAATCTCACCACCGCTCGCCACGCTACGCTGATAGCTCAAAAGATGAGCAATAGCATTGGCTTTATAGATGCGTGCGTGTTCGGTGCTAAAACTGATTTTGGCAAGCTCACGGCGGATCTTTGGTGTGCTAAGCGTCATACCTTACCCCTAAAATATTTGGCAAGATACGCTCTTGCAGCAGCCCCTTCGGTCTCGTAGATGGTGCGAATGCGTGGGGTGTGATACAAATAAGCACCACTCATACCACCGATGATTTGCACCATTTGTCGCTTGCTTTTGGCGGATAGTGGTGCGGTACGATGCACCACGCCAAACTGACAGCTCTCCTCATCGACCACCACATCCAGCACTTTTAATCCATGATAGCCAATCGCCCAATCATCATCACTATATCGGTCAAGCTCGCTCATACGCATCAAAAGTGCATCAATGATGAGATTAGCACCGTTGTCTGTCATCTGGCTCATCTGTACTTCTCCACATCACATTCGACTGGGTGACCATCAGCTTGCCATGATAGGCACTGCTCATAGTCAGCACGAGCTTGGCGGTCTAAGCCCTCAGCACACGCCACAGGGAGCAGGGCAAGCATGACAATGATAATAATCAATGGCACAAGGTCAGTTGCTGTTTGCTTGGTATACATCGTTCACTCCGTTTGTTGTTATGTTGTGGATTATAATACTACTTTAAGTAGCAATTATCAAGAAAAAATACTACTTTTTAAAAATAAAAGTAGTAAATATTTGAAAAATATACTATTATTTATTGTAAAAAGTAGTGAAATAAGATTTTAGGCAATAAAAAACCGCCCCAGTGGGACGGTTGCTTAAGTTGCAATACAGTTATTTTTTTGGAGAACTCAAATGTTTGACATCATTGTATCACTAGCCCTTGCTTTGACGGGTGTATTTATCTTGGTATGTATTGCTTATGGCTGGGGCTATAAAGCCGCCAAACGCAAGAAATTTGTAGAGATTGGCACGGTGGATACGCTCGTCCAAGATGCGGTAAACCGCACGCTCATAAAAATCGAGCGAACTGATGAGGTTAATGTTGCCGACATCAGACAATACATCGCCATCGTCAATCAAGGCGAAGCAACGCTGATCAACTTGGACAAATACCTTTGATTTATTTAAACAAAGAGACCAACAGGGAAACAAAGCCAATGATGACCGCAAGCACAGCCGACAGGGTGGTGATGAGTACTGCGTTGGCTTTGACCCATGCTAGACACCTTTCAGCTCTGCTTTGCTCATAAAAGCGTCCAGGAATAAAGCCATTATTAAACGGCACTTCATCACCACGGATAAAAGTTTTGGTAAATTCGTGTTTGATTTTTTGCCTAAAATTTTTCACCACTCACTTCCTTTTTGTATTTTTTGGAGAAAAGCCAATGTCAGACCAAAAGCCAGCCCCCTATCTATCTCTACAACACAGCGACAGACCAAACGCCCGTTTTGGCGAAGTAGAATTATTTTTAACCTGTCAGCGTTTCTCTGATGACGAAAAAGCCCTCAAGGGTTCACATGAGTATGCGACAGATGGCTACGCCATCGTTACCAGTGCAGGCTATTTGTTGTTTGAGCGGGTGTCAGATAGCACCTTTCGTTTTATCGGCTTTACGACCGTAACACCAAAAAAGACCGACAACGCTATGCCATATTCGACCAAGAAGGATTTTATGGCAGATTTATCCGTCGATAACGAATACAATACTTTATCAACCGTCACGGGGTGTAATATGTTTGATGTGATTGTGGCAGTCATGAATGAGCCAATACCATTTTGGCTGTCTCTGCTGTTTTATTATCTTGGTGGCTGGATATTTTATCAGCTAGGCAAATCCAAACAAAAACGCATATCATCAAAACAGCAGCTTATCCATCGCCCAAATAAGCAAAGGTACAAGCAATGAGCCAAGCACCCATTTGCTGTTTTCGCCGTCTTTGAGCCATTTGATGGATTTGTTCCAAATGGCAGATTGCAATGTTTGCAGATGCTCCCTGCCAGCTGGTGTAATCTCACAATATTCTAACAGCTCGCTACCGTCTGCCATGTCAGTAATGGCACTATCCACCCAGCCTTGTGCTGTCATATCTTTAATGTGCAGAATAAGTGTGTCATAAGGCATGGTGCGTAGAACATGGTCAATGCCTTGTCGCCCATGCTCTGTTAGTGCCTGCAAAATAATTTTTGTCTCACTACTCATCGTTTTAACCACCCCTACACAAACTTTTCTACACTCACCCATCTTACCACCGCTCCATCACGCTCCAATGCCACACCCAACCGATGAGCCGAAAGCCGTTTTGCTCTCGTTGTTCACCTGTGATTTCAAAGGTTGGATAGTCTATTTCGTTATCAGAGACGACTTTCAAGCCGTTATTCGGCAAGCGGTACAGGCGTTTGCACATAAATAGTCCACCGTACTCAAAGACAAAGATTTTGCCGTCTTTGATGGTCTCTTTTGACATATCAACCCAAATCGTATCGCCATCGTTGATGGTGGGCGACATACTATTACCATCAGCAAGTGTGGCAAATATCTTGTCATGATGACTACCAATGCGGTCAATGGTGGCACGGCTCATACGCAGTCGTCGCCATTCGTTTTCGTACGCCACGCTATCTGTGCCATGCCCACATGCCACACCAAAGTCCTTATAAAACAACACTTCTACTTCGGCATCATCAAGCGGTGTGGAGCTATCCCAGTCGCTAATTTGCTCAAAATTGGAGCTAATGTTGGAATGGAGTGCCTGCCCAATTTGCGTGCCATTGTTGGTGTTATTACCGACAACACTGATGCCGTTGTTAACACTCATTTCACCTTCGCCATAATCCAGCCAACTAGCACTTACACTCAGACATTCAGCAATCTTTTTAAGCCCTTTATCTCTAGGCTTTGCGATACCATGAGTGTATCGGCGAATCATTTCATAGCTAATTTCGCTTTGCTCGCTTAAGTCTGAAATCTCAAGTCCAGCACGATTCATTGCTAGGTTTAGACGCTCAGCAAATGCTGCATTAGATGGATTGGGCATTTGTTTTACTCCATAGATTGCTACTTGTTGTAGCAGATACTACTATTTTATCCCAAAAAAGCCCTTGCGTCATCACTATTTTAAGTAGTATAATGCAACAAAAAGTAGTATTGGAGTAATCTATGACAGCATTACAACGAGCCATCGACATTGTCGGCAGTGGTGCAGAATTGGCTAGGCGGATCGGCTTAACTGCATGGGCGGTAAACAAGTGGAATCCTCATAAAGTTCCGCAAAATCGGTGCTTAGCGATTGAAAAAGCGACCGATGGGCAGGTTAAGGCAGAAGAGTTACGCCCCGACATCAACTGGCAATATGTCAGGCAAAATCAAAAGAAATAAAAAGCCCATTGGGTGCGACCAATGGGCTTTAGGTGTCAGTATACTTGCAAACTAACGGAATATATTTTATGTCAAATCACACACAAAATCAAGCCAAAAAACGCCCACCCCTAAACTTCGAGCATATCCAATCACAGGCGATGGGCTACTATGTCAGCCGTATCTTTCCTGCTGTTGGGATTAAATTGCATTCAAACCACAAAAAACACCAGCCATGCCCGCTATGTGGCGGTTCTGACCGCTTTCGCTGCGATGACAAAAACGGCACAGGCTCATGGATCTGCAATCAATGCGGAGCAGGCACAGGCTACACACTTGTGCGTGATTATACGGGCAATGATGCCTACGAGACGCACGCTCTGATTGCTGATATTCTTGGCATTGACGGTGGCAAGCCCATCTCGGACGCCGACCGTAAGGCATGGGCAAAGGCACAAGCCCAGCGAGAGCAAGCCGAACACCAAGCCAGACAACAAGCACGGCAAGCCGCCGCCAAAACCGCCTTGGAGCGTTGGCAATCTGCCACGCCTTGTGATACGCACGCTTATCTGACCAAAAAAGGCGTACAGTCGCACGGCTTGCGAGCAGACACGCACGGCAATCTTTTAATCCCTTTGTATTTTCATAATACAAATACAGGTAACATCACGCTGTGCAATGTCCAGTCCATCGACCAAGATGGTAATAAGCTCTTTGTTAAAGGCGGTCTGGTTGGCGGTGCGTTCTACACGCTAGGCGATGTACTGTCAAGCGATACGATTTTTGTCTGCGAAGGCTATGCCACAGGGGCAAGTATTTATGAGAGCATCGCTGGTAAGCACCCTGTCATCATCTCGTTTAACGCTGATAATATGGTAAAATGTGCGTCCATTGTGCGTACACTATACCCACATCATCGGCTCATCTTTTGTGCTGATGACGACAAAGCGACCGAGATTAAGACAGGCAAAAATACAGGACTGCTGGCAGGCGAACAAGCGGCACACACAGCAGGCGGTGAAGTCATCAGCCCTGACTTTGGCGGTGATGAACGCACCGCAACTGGCGAGCTTACCGACTATAACGACCTGCACATGGCGTTTGGCTTGGAAGTCGTCAAGGCTCAGATGATTCACGCCCTAAATCGTCCACGCCCTGCCACCACGGACGGCTACACGCTGGACGACATCATTGATCATTTCTACATGATCAAAGAAGTGGGCAAGCTGACCAACAAAGTGTATTATAAGCACCCCACCGACCCCGAACAATGCACCGAAATGACCAAAACGCATTTTATGGGCTTGGTTGGTCGTGAGCTTGCCAATGCGTGGTTTTATAGTGGCAAGCAAAAAGTCATCACTCGCCAAGAAGTCAATACCAACAAATCTGCACAAGCCGTTATCGCTTATGCCAGTATTTTTGAACAATATTGGTACATTCAAGGCACCAAAGAAGTGTTCAACTTTAAGACTGGCAAACGCCAACCGATTGAGACGCTCCGCCTTGAATTTCCCAATGAATTTGACGACTGGCAAAAATCCGTCCACCGCCAAAAAGTGGAGTCGGACAATATTTGGTTTGACCCCACCAAAACTCGCACCGCTCCACATGGCGAAAACTACATCAATACTTTTAAAGATTTGACCTTACAACCCTTGACAGCGATGGAGCTTGGCATTGACCCATCGGAGTTTAGCGAAGCGTTTTTGTATGGTATGTGTTCGCCTGTGATTGAGCTGATCCGTCATCTGTGTGGCACGGATACCCAAGCCCTTGACTGGGTGCTAAATTGGCTCGCCATTCCTTTGCAAAATCTTGGTACAAAAATGGACACCGCCCTTATCGTGCATGGACATATCCAAGGTGCTGGTAAATCGCTGTTTTTTGACCGTATCATGAGACGGATTTACGAACAGTACAAACTCACACTTGGACAAGGTCAGCTAGACAGCCAGTATAACGACTGGGTCGAGGGCAAGCTGTTTTGTGTCTTTGAAGAGATTTTACAAGGTAAAGAGCGATACAGTCAGATGGGCATGATTAAACAGCTCATCACAGGCGACACGGTTTACATCAACAAAAAATTCGTCAGCGGCTGGACGCAGGATAACTTTGTCAATACCGTGTTTTTGTCAAATGATATGCAGCCACTGTCGCTAGAAGAAAACGACCGCCGTCATGTGGTGCTATATCCGACCAGCGAAATCCCAACAGACATTCAGGCATCGGTAGAAAGAATGCTTGATGGTGATGATGAATTGCTGATCCGTGCGTTTTATACTTATCTGCTGTGTAAAGATGTGGGCAAACAAAACGCCCATACCAAGGCAATACAAACCACCGCCAAGACCAGACTACAAGAACTATCCATGTCAAGCTGGGAACGATTTTACAAGGCGTGGAAAGACCGCTTACTGGACGCACCCTATCAGACCTGCCTTACACAGGATTTGTATAATTATTATGTGTATTGGTGCAAGATGAACGGTGAGCGTGCCACCAGTGCCACCAAGTTTTTGACTTTCGTTGGTCTGCGTGAAGACAAACGCATTGTCCGCTACGCTTACGACATCGAGCAGAACGGCAGAGTAGTCAGCACTGTTAATAAACAAGCCCACATCATCTATTTGCAGTACAACGATGAAAAGCCCGACCAAAGATGGTTCGGACAGGCTATTTTGTCGTTTAAGCAAGCAATCGGTCGAAATATGCTGGATAATCAATCATAAAACCAGTATAGTATTACCCCGCCAATCTAAATTCTACAACTGTGATGGGTGTGATGGGTTTATCCATACCCATCACACGACCCATAACACCCCTGCAAGCCTTGCCATATCTACATCTTAGCCATAACTGTGATAAGTTATGGCTAATTTTTTTGCTCAATTAAATAGCAAATTTTATTTTTAAATTTTTTTCTATAAACATCAAATAAACCCATCACACCCATCACACCCATCACAGCTATTCTACAAGTCAATAAAATAAAGGGGTCTAGCTGTGATGAGTTTTGTGACGAGTTTGTAAAATTTGACAATCCCCATCACAGTGTTTGACAATATTGCAAAAACTTCAAGGAGATCCAATGCACAAAATCCCAAAACCCCAACTCATCGCCGCCGCTGAGTCTTATGCAGGGGTCAGCCCCTTTGCCGATGCCTGTTATCGCTATTATTTTTATCACGATAAGACTGCTCGTCAGCGATTGTCGCAATGTCTAGCGTCAGAGTTCGCCGAACATTTGACAGCCATTCCTGCCAAATATCATCAGCCTGTCATTGATGCCGCCTTGACCGAGCTGTCATATCCAAAGAAACCCAATGCCAAGCGTATCTTTCCTGCCACCGAGCGAGCCTGCTGTGTTGGTATCAGTCGCCGTCAGTATTATCGTCTGCCATTTGATACCGCCATTGATGACATCATCAATCACATCACCGCCATTGCCAAAGTGGTGGCTGGCAAGGTACAAGATCAGCTTGGTAAAAACTTTCAAGCAGGCTATTGACAAGATGGCACACTTTTTAGTATCATTTTGCTATGATAGCCGTTTGGTATAGATAACGGGCATCATCATAATAAAACAACCCAAAAGCTCTTGTAGGTATTCGCTTGCAAGAGCTTTTTATTTGGCAAAACAAAACCCCTTGATACTGGACATATCAAGGGGTTTTTAATTTAAACCTAATTGCAGTAGGAATAAATCTTAACATGAATTTTAACATAGATTTCGGTCAATGGGTAGTCAAAATGCTAGAAAAATACGAAAACTCGCCAAAAGTTCGCTTCTTGATTAACTGGATTATCTTGTGCTTGACGGTGTTTGTTTGTACTGGCTTTATCAATGCGGTTAAGTGGTGGTAACAATGAAACTCCCCACCCTACAACCACGCCTAAAACCTACCCAATCCCACACCCCAAAGCGTAACTGGGGCAAAGGTCGTGGCGGTCGAGCTTGGCGACGACTTCGTGATGAAATCTTGGCAAGGGATAACTACACTTGCCAATGCTGTGGACGAGTTGGCGGTCGGCTTGAACTAGACCACATCGTCAATGTTGCCCAAGGCGGCACAGACGACAAGGCAAACCTACAAATCCTTTGCCATACCTGCCACAAAACCAAGACGCAGACTGAAAGTCAGGCGGGGGGAGTGCAACAATTTTTAAGCTGATTTCACGGACACCGAACCCTAACCCGTTTATAAAAAATTTTTCAGTTTGGAAAAAATCTCCCATTTTCTCCATGTAACATAGGTTACATAACTTTACATTATACAAGGTAATTCCCATGTCCCTAACCCCTAAACAGGCTCGGTACGCTCAGCTTGTGGCGAGCGGACTGGACTATCACACAGCAGCGATTGACGCTGGATGCAAGACACACGATGCCGCACGCAAGTTCGTGGCCGATATGGCAAAGCGCCCCAACGTCCAAGCCCACATCGAAAAGCTAAAGACCGTGCAGGCGCCAGCAGTTAATCGCACACTAGCAGCAGAGCAGCACGAAACACCGCTTGAATACCTAAAGTCGGTGTTTAATGATGCATCTGGCGCCTACACTCCAAAAGAAAAAATCAGCGCGGCGATTGCATTGCTGCCGTACACGGAGGCGAAAGTCGCCCCGATCGGTAAGAAAGAAGGCGAAATCGACATCGCCACTGAGCGCTCCAAATCTGGTCGCTTTGCCACACTGTCAAACCAAGGCGATATGCTGTCAGAGATGTATCAATGAAGTACATGCGCGCAGACGGCAAGGTAGCCGAGCTAGATTATCCGGCTGATGAGCATGGCATGGTATATATCAAGATAGATGGCGAATATCAGCTCGTACATTATGATGAGTTTATCACCGAATTTCGCCATATCCCGAAAGAATCTCAAAGGATTATCAATGACCCAACACAATGACATCGTTAATCATCCAGCGCATTACACGTCTTGTAAGTCTGGGATTGAGTGCATTGAGATTGCCGAGCTGTTGCCGTTTTGTTTGGGTAACTGCTACAAATACCTGCACCGAGCAGGATTAAAGGGCGATAAATTGACCGATTTGAAAAAGTCGCTATGGTACGCTCGCCGTGCTTATCTTAATGACGAAAAACTCCCCGAAAAGGCACGGGTTAGAATATTGGAAGTTGCAACTCATCAAGACTCACAAAAAAGAGATATTTTAACGCAACTCGCCCAAAAGCCTATTGGTGCATTTTACATATACTTGAAGTCTTATGTTAGCAAGTACGAACACCAATAATACAACAGCAACATGGACAACCGCTCTGCCCGACTGGGAAGAACGCATTGTTAAGGGCGAATCCCTTATCCCTTGTCCGCCCTTATTTGCCACGCCAAGCGAGATTGCGTTAAGGGTATTCAAAGAGCTGGCACTCGTTGATGTGCTAGGTTGTCCGAAGATTGGCGAGATTACAAGAGACTGGGTGTTTGAGTTCGTCTCCGTCATTTTTGGGGCGTATGACCCTGTCGCCAAAAAACGCTTGATTAAAGAGTTTTTCTTACTTATCTCAAAGAAAAACACCAAATCCACGCTCGCCGCTGGCATCATGCTGACCACCCTTATCTTGAATGAACGCCAATCATGCGAGCTTGTGATTGTCGCACCGACCAAAGAAGTCGCCAACAACTCATTTGACCCCATGCGAGACATGATCCGAGTGGATAGCGAATTATCCGCCATTTTTAATGTCTCACCGCACACCAAGACCATCACGCACCGCTCCACGCAGGCGACATTGAAGGTCATCGCCGCCGAGTCTGACAGTATGGCAGGGGTCAAGGGGGCGTATGTACTGATTGATGAGCTTTGGGTATTTGGCAAGCGAGCGGGTGCGTCATCTATGCTCCAAGAAGCCACAGGCGGACTTTTGAGCCGACCAGAAGGCTTTGTGATTTGGCTAACAACCATGTCAGATGAGCCTCCAGCAGGTGTTTTCAAAGAAAAATTAGACTACGCAAGGGGCGTACGAGACGGCAAGATTGACGACCCAAGATTTTTGCCTGTGTTGTACGAGTTTCCCCAAAGCTATATTGAGTCTGGCGAGTATATCCAGCCTGAAAATTGGTATATTACCAACCCCAATCTTGGGGCGAGCGTTGGCGTTGATGAACTTAGCGACATTCTAAGAAAAGCTAAAGAATCGCACGACAAAAACACCCTACAAACCGCCCTTGCCAAACACCTAAATATCCCCATCGGCATTTCACTGCGTGCCAACCGATGGGCTGCCGCTGAGTTTTGGGATAGTGCCGGTGCTAAATTTACGCTTGATGAGCTCATCGCCAAATCAGAAGTCATCACCATGGGCGGTGATGGCGGTGGTCTTGATGACTTGCTTGGCTGCGCTGTGGTCGGACGCTTGCCCACGCCAAAATACATCTATACCGATGACGGGGGTATCCGCCACGAAGTCAAGCAGTGGTGGGTATGGGTCCGTGCGTGGTGTCACCCCATCGCCCTTGAACGACGAAAGCAAGACGAACCCCGCTACCGAGATTTTGAAGCCGATGGCGATCTTGTCATCGTGCAAAATGTCGGCGATGATGTTGCTGAGTTTGCCGACATTGCCAAAAAGATTTTTGATAGTGGTAAACTTGACCGCATCGGGCTTGACCCTGCTGGGGCGGACGATATTGTGATTGCATTGGAAAGTATTGGCATTCCCAAAGAAAGTAAAATTACAGGTGTGTCGCAAGGTTGGAGGCTGGGCGGTTATCAAAAAGTATGCGAACGCAAAATCGCCAGTGGCGACCTAACGCACGCAAATCAGCCCCTAATGGCGTGGTGCGTGGGCAATGCCCGAGTGAAATTGTCAGGCTCTGGCGTGATGATGAGTAAATCAGAAAGTGGCAATGGCAAGATTGACCCAGTGATAGCCATGCTAAACGCTGTGGCACTGATGAGCCAAAATCCCACGCCGCCAAAGTCGGCTGATGATGTGGGGGTGTATTTTTGATGTCGTATGTGCTATCATAATCTTATCCAATGATGAGATGTGCGATGCATATTGTATTAGATACGAACATTTTAGTCGGAGCGTGCAAAGGCTCTTATTATGCCAACCGCCTTTTGGTGGCGTGCCTAGAAGGTCGATTTACACCCCTTGTTGGCGTGGCACTACTGGCTGAATATGAAGGTGTATTGGCACGAGATGAGATTTTTACAGACAGTAATTTGTCATCTGATGAGCGAGATGAGCTGTTAAATGCCCTGCTTTCGGTCAGTAAATGGGTCAAGGTGTTTTATCTGTGGCGACCCAACCTAAAAGACGAAGCGGACAATCATCTTGTAGAGCTGGCTGTCGCTGGCAATGCTCGCTGTATCGTCAGCCACAACAAAAAAGACTTTCGTCAAAACGAGCTTGATTTTGGCATTGCCATTCATACCCCACAAGAACTGTTGGAGAGTGTATTATGAGCGTGATTACCCTAAGAATGACCGATGATAAAGCCACTCGCCTAAAATCGATGGCACAAGCACAGGGCATCAGCGTCAATCGCCTGATGGATGAGCTGACAAGTATGGCACTGACTGAATTTGATGCCAAAACTCGCTTTATGCTAAGAGCAAAGCAAGGAGATGCCAAGCGTGGCATTGAGCTGCTTGATAAGGCCTTACAAAAGCCTGCTTAATCATTAAAAATACAAACACCGTCAATATTGGCGGTGTTTTTTTATTCCCCAAAATTTGAGAAAACCAATGACAAAAGCCTACTCAACCTTAACCATCAAATCGGTAACAGATACCGATGACGAGCGCATCATCACAGGCATTGCGACAACGCCAAGCACTGACCGAGATGATGATATTTTAGAACCAGCAGGGGCAAAGTTTAATCTACCAATCCCCCTGCTTTGGCAACATAATCACAATCAGCCGATTGGCGAAGTGATACAGGCAACCATTACCGACAAAGGCATTGAGATTGTCGCCAAAATTGCCAAAATCGCAGATGACGGCAAACTCAAAGAACGCATTGATGAAGCGTGGCAATCTATCAAGTCTGGGCTTGTCAAATGCTTGTCCGTTGGCTTTAAAATCAAAGAATACAGCTATATTGAAAATTCTTGGGGCTTACACATCAAAGAATGGGAGTGGTGGGAGCTGTCAATCGTTACCATTCCTGCCAATGCTGATGCGGTCATTACCAGCGTAAAGCAGATAAAATCCGCCTTTGATCGGCAAAATCTGCCACCGCTTGACGCACCTGAGCCAATCATTAACCCCATCAGCCCAAATCTGCAACCCAAACCAACACAAAAAAGCAACTCGTCAAATGGCGGTGTTGCTTTAATTTTACCCCAATCAACCCAAAACGGAGTACAGCTCGTATGAACTATCAAGCACAACTTGCCCAAATCAACGCCACCATCAAGGCAAAACACGCTCAAATTGGCGACATTATGACAAAATCAGTCGCCAGCGGTCATACCCCAAGCGATGATGACGAAAGCCAAATCGCAGCACTAGAAGACGACATATCTCGCCTCGAAAAGAATGCCGAGCGTTTGCAAAAATTGATTAAATCAGTAGAAACCGCCCCAAATCCGACTGAGATTGGTGGTGAAAACCCAGAGCAAGCGACCGCATCGGCGACTGGCGAACCAATCCCTCAAACCACCGATCAGACCAAAAGCGTGAAAGTAGAATCCAATTTGCCAAAAGGCGTTGGCTTTGCCCTGTTAGTCAAAGCGTCAGCGATCGCCACCAAGTCCAAAGGCGGCATTACCACTCGTGAAGTGCTGCAAGGCTGGAACGCACCCGAAAGCGTCATCAACGCCGCTACTCAAAAAGCGGTGATTGGCACGACCACCGAGGCTAATTTTGGAAAAGAACTCATTGATTATGCCAATTTGACGGGCGAATTTATCGAGCTTGTCCGCAAAAAAACCGTGGTAGACAAAATCGCCGCCCAAATGCGACAAGTCCCGTTCAATGTCAAAATCCCAATGCAGACCGCTAGTGGCTCGGTTGGCTGGGTGGGCGAAGGCAAGATGAAGCCAGTGGGTAATCCTGAATTTGGCTCAATGACCCTAGGATTTGCCAAGCTTGCTGGGATTGTACTGCTGTCGGATGAGATGATTCGGTTTAGCAACCCAAAAGCTGACCAAATGGTGCGTGATGACTTGGTGGCGACAGTGGCAGAGTTTATTGATCAGCAGTTTTTTGATCCTGACAAAGCAGAAGCGACCGAATCCCCTGCGTCTGTGCTCAATGGCGTGTCTGCCATCACAGCGACAGGTACGACGAGCGACAAGGTGGATGCTGATTTGCAAACCCTAATCGCTCAAATCGTCGATAGTGGCTTGACCCTAGAAGGTGCGTACTGGGCGATGAGTGAAACTCGTGCGATGCAGCTGTCTGGTATGCGTGATGCGTTGGGTCGTACTTACTTTGAAGGCATGAGCCTTGTGGGTAATCGCTCGCTGAAGGGCTTGCCAGTGGTAACGAGCGGTCAGCTTGCCGATAAGATTGTGCTAATCGTGCCAAGCCAAATCCTACTGGCTGACGATGGCGGTGTGGATTTCTCGGTGTCGAACGAAGCGACCATCAACATGGGCGATGACCGCACGCCAAACTTGGTAAATCTGTTCCAAAACAACCTAACGGCAATCCGTGCCGAACGCTTTATCCGCTGGAAAAAACGCCATGCCAAGGCGGTCGGCTTCATCAAATACACAGGCTAAGTCCTACACCAAACCTAAAAAACAGTCCAACAATGGGCTGTTTTTGTTGTGGATAAAGGGCTTATTCACAACAAAAACAGCAGATTAAGGGGTTAAAAATGCAAATCAAATACTTAAAAGACGCACCGCTTGGGGCGACAGGCGAAACGGCTGATGTTCCAGATGACCAAGCTAAAGTGCTGATCACGCTTGGTATTGCCGAAGCCTTGACAGACAAAAAGCCTAAGCGAACCAAAGCAAAAACCGACAAAACCGCAGAATTGGAACTTTCCTAATGGGCTTTTTTGATTTATTCCGTAAAAAATCGCCAACCCCAATTTCAAATGGCGGCAATGGCTGGCTACCCATCGTGAGTGAGCCTTATACAGGAGCGTGGCAAAAAAATGACGAGTTAAAACGCACGGATTTAACCCATTTTCATGCGGTGTTTGCCTGTGTGTCCTTGATTGCAAGCGACATTGGCAAGCTCAAAATGCAGACAAAATCCGTGCAAAATGGCGTACTAATGCCGACCAAATCACGCACCCAAGCCCTGCTCAAAAAGCCCAACCATCATCAGACTTGGCAACAATTCATTGAAAATTGGGTGAGTAGTAAGCTTTTGCGTGGTAATGCTTATATTTTAAAACAGCGGGATTTATTTGGCGAAGTGTGGCAACTTTATGTCCTAAATCCTGACCGTGTTAAGGTTTTGGTGTCTGATAAGGGCGAAGTGTTTTATCAAATCAGCACGGATAGACTGTACGGATTAACTGATACCACCGTACCAGCAAGCGAAATCATTCACGACCGCTACAACTGTTTTTACCACCCACTTGTGGGTCTTTCGCCATTGACGGCGTGTCATTTGAGTGTGGGGCTTGGGCTTTCCATTCAAAACCAATCTCGCACCTTGTTTGGTAACAATTCTCGCCCAAGTGGGATTTTATCCGTCCCTACAGAAATCAGCCAAAGCAAAGCCGATGAAGTCAAGGCAAAATGGCAAGCCAATTATAGCGGTGTCAATCGTGGCGGTATTGCGGTGCTTGGCTCTGGAACAAAGTATGAGCCAATCGCCATGAGTGCATCAGACACTCAAGCCATCGAACAGCTAAAAATGAGCAGTGATACCGTCTGCTCAGTGTTTCATGTGCCAGCCTTTAAGGTCGGCATGGGTGAGGCAAAGGCAGGTCAAAAAGTCTCGGATTTGAACGAGATTTATTATTCGGACTGTTTGCAACACTACATCGAGGCGATTGAGAACCTGCTTGATGAGCATCTTGACCTTGAAAAAGGCGTGGAATGTGAAGCTGACCTTTTGCCTTTAATCCGAATGGACTCAACAAGCCAAATTCTGTATTTAAAAGAAGGTACGATGAGCGGTATTTTTAGCCCCAATGAAGCAAGGGCAACACTGGGTTTACCGCCTGTGGTTGGTGGGGAAAGTCCGCTTATGCAACAGCAAAATTATAGCTTGTCAGCACTTGCCAAACGAGATAATAGCAACAATCCTTTTGGTAATGCACCTAATGAGCCAAAAGCCGAGCCTACCGAACCACAAAAAACGGTCAAGCCCCGTTTACGCATTCGTGGCGTGCTGGATAAAGGGAATCAATCATGAGTGAATTTGCAAGCCTTGATGAAGTCAAACACCATCTACGCTATGACGATGATGCTAGTGATGTAATTTTAGCCATTTTTCTACAAAGTGCAGAATTGGCGGTCAAAAATTACATTACCGACAAGATTACTGATGATATGTTGCCCAGTTTAAAGACCGCCACCTTGCTGATGGTTGGCTATCTTGACGACAACCGCAACAGCGAGAACGGAGCGGAGTTTGGCAACTTTTTGCCCGCTCCTGTTCGTCAGCTACTGTCGCCATATCGCACCCCCACTTTTTAGAAACTAAGAGAAAATCATGAAAGCCACGCCACTTCGCCACCGCCTAAAATTCTACCGCCAAACTGCCAGCCGTTCATCTTTGACAGGGGCAGGAAAGGTCAGCCAATGGGAGCATAGTTTGACCTTATGGGGGCAGTTTACGCCCCTATCGGTCAAAGACATCATCAAAGGGCAAGCCGAGCAAGTCAACATCACCGCACGAGCCACCATTCGCCATCGCACCGATATTGATGGCACCATGCGTGTGCAGCACGCAGGGCGAATGTATGAGATTGTCGGTGAGCCTTTGGCGGATAATAATACAGGGCGTGCGTATCTGACGCTTATGTTGAGAGGTGTCACATGAAAGCCACGGTAAAAGTTGAAGGATTAAAAGAGCTGGATCGGGCATTGGGTGAGCTGAATGAGGATTTGCGTGGGCGTGCGATATATCAAGCACTCAATTTCGCCACCAATCCCATTGTCAAAGAAGCCAAAGCTCGCGCTCCTGCCACCGAAGCTGCCTATCGCCGCTATATGTCATCAGGGCAAGGTGAGAAAACCACCGTTTTTACCAAAAACGGCAAAGCCAGAAAGGGCAAATCTAAGCGTGCCAAGCGTGGCGAGGGTCGCTATGTCATGCAGCAAGCTGGGCTATTGCGTAAATCCATCCGTCGGCAACGCCTGACCAAAAACAGCCGTGAGCGTCATCGTGCCGCCGTCGGTATCGGTATCCATCTAAAAGGCAAGACGGGCGAAACCGCCTTTTACTGGCATATGGTAGAGCGTGGTACGGTGAATATGCCAGCTGTGCCATTTTTGCGACCTGCTTTTGACCACAACAAAGACGAAGCGGTGGAGCGATTTAAACAAAAATTAGGCGAGCGGATTGATAAATTCAAGTAAGTTTTTTTTAAAAGGTTGAGCCAATGAACGCAAGCACCCTGATCTACACCGCCCTATCGCCTTTGGTGGCAGGACAAGTCTATCCGCATCTGATCCCAGAGATGGCAGACGACACACCACCCTATATCATCTATCAAATCATCTCAACACTGCCCATCACCACGCTGGACGGCATCACGCATCATGAGCGGGTGCGTGTGCAGATAGACGCTTATCACAGCGATTATGATGAGCTGCTTGCCTTGTATGGCGAGATTTTAGATAGATTTGATGAGCTGCCCATGAGTGAGCATGACGGCACTCATTTTAGTCATGATGATGGTCTGTATCGTGCCAGCATCGATGTCTTTTTCAACCACCAAACCAAACCCAATCAGCCAAACGAGGAGTAATATATGGCTAAAAATGTCGCAAACCTAACCGACAGCTTCTACACTTTGTCTGTCTCCACCAGCGATGATGACTTTAAAAAAGTCGAACACTTACAAAAATGCGGCGTCCCCACCGAAGAAAAGGTGCTCGATGATGTAACCGCCACCGATGACAAACGCACCATCAAAGCACCGGTTGAATTCAAAGAAGAGTCCGAAGTTGAGTTTGAGTTTGTCCACGAACCCAACGACGAAGGACAAAAAATCATCAACGCCGCTTTCGAGTCAGGAGCAGAATTGAACTTTAAGCTCGAATTTACCAAGGCCGCCAGCGAGGGACGCAAGTTTAAGGGCATCATCTCTAAGCTATCTATTGATAATGAAGACACCAAGAAAAAACTGCGTAAAACAGGCACCATCTCAATCACAGGCGATGTTGCCAAAATCGGCTAACTCAAACAGTTCATTCAGACAAAAAGGAAAACCCAATGAAAAAATCTACTTTACTTAATAAAATCAAATCTCTAAGCAAACCAACGCAGGTAAGCATTGATGGCATTGATGAACCGTTGTTTATCCGCCGAATTTCTGTGGCAGAGCAAAGCAAACTTGCCAAATTGGCAGACGACCAAACAGCGGCTGCTGTGGCATTGGTGCTGTATGGCGTGTGCGATGAAAAAGGTGAGCGTCTGTTTGAGGATGACGATGCCAAAGACATTGAAGATTTGGCCTCAAAAACTGTCGGACAAATCGTTGAAGCAGTCAGCCGAGTCAACTTTGGCACGGTGGAGACGGCAGAAAAAAACTCATAACCGACCATGAGCGTCGGTTTTTGTTTAAACTTGCCTTAGCACTGGGGCGGACGGTGAGCGAGCTTGAAGATGAGCTGTCTTATGATGAACTCATCGAATGGCAAGCCTACGACCGCCTAGACCCATTTGGTGGGTATAGGCAAGACATTCAGACCGCTCATCTTTTGTATGCCAAAGCTGGCAGCTCTGATTGCACCGTTGCTGACTTTTTGCCCATTGACCCAAACCCCATGACCGATGAGATGCGTGAATGGCATGAGCAATACAAGGCAGAAGAGCAAGCCCAAAAAGATGCTAAGGCACTGATGGCGATGTTTGATCGGCTTGAAAAGGTGTAGGGATTAGGGTATGATGAGATGAGCGTTTGTGATGTGGAGTTCCCATGCGGCTACAATTCGTTGCCTCTGATGATTTTGACAAAAAACAACCTTTATATTATATGCTGGGTGGTTTTTCCTTAAAGTGTATTCACACTGGCAAAAATATCGTACTGCGTCAAGAAAACCTTGCTCATGTCAATGAAATCATCACTCAAGATGGCGATTATCAACCATCAATGATAGATGGTGCGTTACTTGGTGGTGCACTGGCAATCGCTACCGAGAGTATGTTTGCTGGTATGGCAGGTGCTGTGGTTGGCTCATTATTGGGTGCGAAAAAAATGCACTTATTACAGCTTATTTTTGATGATGGACGCAGTTTAATTATTAAAGCCAGCAGTAAAGATACCCAAAAAATCAAGCATCACGCCAAAAGCACAGACTACCTAACTTTGGGTGGATAATGCCGATAAAATCAACGCAAAGCACTCGTCATGAGTGCTTTTTTATTGGAGAAATTCATGTCATTGGGCATCGAAATTCATGTGGCGGCAAACACCGCTCAATTTACCAGAAATATCAGCAAAGTCGGCAAGCAATCAAGGCAAGCCGCCCAGCAGATGCAATCTTCCATCACTCATGCCACAAGCCAAGCGTCTAAAGGCATGAATAACTTAACACAGCACACCCAGCAAGCCACCTTGGGTCTTAACAAGCTATCTAAGATGGGTGGTATTATTGCCAAAGGAATTGCAGCTGCTACAGGTGTATTTGCTTCTGTCAGTAGCATGGTGTCTGTACGCCGTGAGTTTGATGTTTTAAATGCAAGCCTGATTACTGCCACAGGTTCGGCACAGGCAGCGTCCGAGCAAATGGACAAGCTTAAAGACTTTGCCCAGACCACACCATATGACTTGGCACAAGCGGTTGATGGTTTTGTTAAGTTAAAAAATTTAGGGTTAAACCCATCAATTAACAGTATGACCAGCTTTGGTAATACAGCGTCTGCAATGGGCAAAGACTTAAGCCAAATGATTGAAGCGGTCGCTGATGCCACAACTTTTGAATTTGAACGCCTAAAAGATTTTGGCATCAAGGCAAGCCAGCAAAAGGATAAGGTTGCCTTTACCTTTCAGGGGATTACTACCGAAGTAAGTAAAAATGCCGATGCCATTCAGGATTATTTACTTAATTTAGGCAATGTCAATTTTGCTAGTGCAATGGCAGAGCGAATGAACACCCTAGATGGGGCAATTGCCAATCTTGAAGGAAGCTATAAAAACCTGTTACTCGCCATCGGTGATGCCAAAATCATCGGTGACACCAGCTTGATGGATTTACTCAAACAGGCTGCGTTTGGCTTATCCACCGCCTTAGACTGGGTCAGCAAACATATCCAAGTGGTCATGGCATCAGCACTCATGGCAGTACTGGCATTTTCTCGTGGTGCGATCGTCGGCATCGTACGGCTTGGCACGACATGGGTGGCACAAAACACCCAAAAAATCGCCAGCAACATCGCTGCCGCCACCAGTACCGAGCGACTGGGCAATGCTTTGATGTCGCTGCTGTCAGGCACGACATCCACCCAAATTCGCATACACCATCTGACCGTCGCCATCAAAGCAAAAACAGCAGCAGCGATGGCGTACATTCGCCAAGCCCCTGCTCACATAGCAGCACTGAAAGCATCAGGCACACAAGCACTTGCCACCGCTCGCAATTTTAGTGTGATGACTGCCACAAAAAAAGCAGGCATTGCATCAGCAACCCTGCTGGGTCGAGGTGTGATGGGTATTGGCACCGCCTTAACCTCACTAGGTCGCATCCTCCTAAGACATCCTTTGATGGTGATTGCTGGCGTCATCTCTGCCGTCATTGTACGCACAATGGGACTACAAAAGGCGATGGATAGCCTGTCTGAGGCGACGGCGGTACTGGGCGAATTGCTTGGGCAGATGGTGGATGCTGGCATTCGCGGCTTTAAATGGCTTGGCGATGTTACGCTGGATTTTTTTAGTCGTTTTAGATCAGATGGCAAACAGTCCACCAATCAGGTCTTGGGCTTTTTTGGTGGGCTGTTTAAAGGCACTCGTGGTGGCTTTGTGGGGGTCTTGCAAGTCATCGCTCGGGTATTTGATTTGGCATCAGCGACCATCAAGACTTTTTGTCAATATGCCTTTAAAAACATCAAATCACTAGGCACGGCAATCGCTAATGTGTTCAAGGGCATTGGTAATTTTGCCATCTCTGTCTTTGAAGGTCTCATCAATCATATCAGCAAAAAAATCAATGTTCTCATCGATGGCATGAATGCGGTGTCTGATTTTTTTGGTGGTGGGCAAATCAAGCGATTAGATTCGGTGTCCTTTGGGCGATTGAGCTATGGCAGCATAGACTTTGGCGTGGCTGGGTTTTTTGATGCAGTCAAATCAAACAATAACCAGTATCTTGAAGGCAAATTACTTGCCGCCCACGACAAAATAACAGATGCCGCCAACCAATCCAAAGACGCTCACGATGATTTGGCTAGTTCACTGGATGCCACCAGCAAGGCGAGCGAAAACGCCACCAAGAACACCAAGAAAAACGAAAACACCCAAAAGTCTTTGACCGATGCCATCAAAGAACAACACCTGTCATGGCAAAAGCTACGCTATGAGATGGCACACCCCTTAGACCTTGAAATCGACAAGGTAAACTGGGAGATTGCCAACGGCAAGTTTAAGGGCATTGACGAGGCACTAAAAAAGCAGCTGCAAGACGCCGCACGAGCGATGGACCTTGACATCATTCATGATGAGCTGGACAAGCTGGTACAGCAGACCGCAATCGATAACATGAACCGTGGGCAGACAGGCAAATTGGCTGAGCTGTTAGGACATCTTGACAACTCACGCCATAAGTTCTCCTTACTCAAAGATGAAGTGATCGAGTTTAACGAACAAGGCAAACGGGTTATCAAGACCACAGGAAAGCTGGGCGTTGCTTTGTCGCAGATGGCGCTGGCAGATTGGCACGAATACGCTCATGCGTCCAATCAGAGCATCGGTGAGCTTGACAAGCAAATCGAGCTGGTCAAGGCTAAGGGGGATTTTAGTAAAGAGCTGCTTGCGTTTGAGCATGAATACCAAGCCACGCTTGATAAATATGCCCACTTAGCAGAGCTTGATGATACCAAAGCATACACACTCATAAAAAATCAAGCCAAACAGCTCAAGCTACGCCAACAGATGCTTGCCACACAGACCGCTTATCAAGACATACTTGATGGCTTGCAAGATGAAGAGAGTAAAAAACTTGGCACATTGCAAAACCAGCTTGATGTCATCGCCAAGCAGCACAAGCTCATGCAGAGTATGCCACAGATGAGTAGTGCCATCGACCCACTCGATGCCAGTTTTGGCGTGCTTAATCAGGCACTTGATTTGCCAAGCGTACCGATGAATGCTATGGAGCAACTAGAATCTGAGCATCAAAGCAGACTTGATATGATTAAGGGTTTTTTGGAACGGCAACAAGAGCTGTACAAGGGCAACGAAGACGCTTTGACACGCATCACCGAGCAAGGCGAACAGGCACGAACAGCGGCAAAACAGCACTACGAGGAGGCCAAAAACAAGCTCATACTGACAGAGTCTGAAAGTCTGTTTGGCTCACTCGCCAGCATCGCCAGAGACGGACTTGGCGAGCAGTCTAAGGTCTACCGTGCGATGTTTGCCATGCAACAGGGCTTTGCGATTGCACAGGCAGGTCTTGCCATGCAACAAGCCATTTCAAAGGGTCTCGCCAAAGGCTTTCCGACAGGACTTAGCGATATGGCGTTGGCGGTGTCGCATGGGGCGAAAATCATCAGTGCTATCAAGTCGGTGGTCATGCCAGTCGGTCAAGCCCATGACGGCATCATGTCTGTGCCAAAATCAGGCACTTGGAACTTAGAAAAAGGCGAGCGAGTATTACCTAAACACACCGCCAAAGCCCTTGATGACAAATTAAATAACTTACAAAACGGTGGTGGTGTTGTTATCAACCAACATATCACAATCAATGCGGATGGCTCGCATGATGTTAAAGATGATACTCAAAACCAAATGGGGCAAGCCTTTAAAGCAGGTATGCTCGCACTTATTCAAGGCGAGATGCGACAAGGTCGCTCCATTTATAACTTCGTCAAAAATGGACGATAAGGGGATGAAATGAGCCTGAAAACCTTCACTTGGAAAATGAACATGGGAGCGTCTGCCAGCACTCGCCATGCGGTCAGTAAGACGCAGTTTGGCGATGGCTATGCCCAAAGGGTGTCTTTTGGCATCAACAACAAACGATGTGATTGGAGTGGTAGCAAAACTGGCGACTGGGCGACCGTCATTAAGCCAATCATGGATTTTCTCGATGAACATAAAGGCATCATACCTTTTCTTTGGACGAATCCGCACGGCGAAACCAAAAAGTACATTTGCCAAGATTATGATGTTAAACAACGCAAAGGCAACTTTTGGGAAGTCAGCCTAAAATTTGAACAAACTTTTTAGGGCGATATAACCCCTTTTGTGGGGTTATATCGCCTTGACAACCGCCCCATTTGGGGCTTTTTTAATGGAGAAACGCCATGAGCGAACAAAACCTAACCACCCTAACTCGCATTGAAGCGCGTACATTGCAATCATTTATCAGCCAAATTGATTTTTGGAGGGCCCAACACGGCGATAAAGCCGATATTGTAGAGATTGTTTATTACCCTGAAGATGAAGGCTTTGAAGTGGCGAGCAACGAAGCCAACAACGGCATTTCAAAACGCAACCGTGCCAGCGTGTTCCGCACTGAGTTATTGTCTTGGGCGGCTAACCAGTTGCGCGATTTGCAAGGCTGGGATAAATCGAACACAGTAACAGCTTTTTCTGTTTCTTATAAAGACGACACCTTTGGCGTGGCGGTAGAAGTTGTGCCGACGGCAAGCCTAGGCAGTAAAACCGAGCCAACCGACGAACTGGCAGACGAAGAAGCATAACACAAGCAAAGACGGAAAAATTTACTTTTCCGTCTTTTATTTGGAGGGCTTATGCCATTAAACAGCGACTTTCAAAAATTATCCGTCGATGGCGTGGTAACGCTCTTTGAGCTGGATGCAAGTAAACTTGGAGCGGGCATTTTACGCTTTCACGGACATAATCACGAGCGTAATGACGGCGTGATTGTCTTTCGTGGCAAAGAATACAACCCCCAAGCTCTAAATGTCACAGGGCTTGAAATGCGGTCAGACGGCAGGGCAAGCACCCCCACGCTGACCCTTGCCAATAACATCGCAGGGGTACAAGGTGCGGTGTCGGCGTATTGCTTGCAGTTTAGCGATTTTGCCCATGCCAAACTTACCGTCATCACCACCCTTGCCAAATACCTAGATGCGGTTAATTTTGACGATGGCAACCCTACCGCTTCCGATGAATGCAAAGAGCAGATTTGGTTTGTGGAGCAAAAAACAAGCGAAAACGCCCAGCAAGTAACCTTTGAATTATCCAACCCCATTGACCTTGAAGGCTTAAAAATCCCTGTGCGTGAGATTAACAATTACTGTTATTTGGCGATGCATGGGCTGTATCGCTCGGAGGCGTGCGGTTATACGGGGACGGCAATGTTTGACGAACACGACAAACCCACCGACAACCCCATCATGGATAAATGTGGCGGTCGCATGAAGTCTTGCGTTCGCCGTTTTGGTAAAAACAAGCCCTTGCCGTTTGGTGGGTGTCCAGCGAGTGGTTTGATTGGGGTATAAATTTGCTAAGATTTTACAACCTGTGTTAGAATAGAGCAACCCAAATGGAAACAAGCAAATATGCAACCTAAAAGCAAAGCCTATGAAGCCTATGAATGCCTGCAAAACTATCAAGGATTAACCAATCCTAATAGTTTGCAGTTTTATTGTTGGTTAAATCAAGATGTTCCAAGCCTTTTGAGTGCAGACCCTAAAAGTGCCTATGTTTTAAAGTCATTTGCTCATATCTTAATGGGTAATCCTGCTCAAGGTTTGTACGCCATGCAAAATGCCAAACAACTGGGCGAACATCACGCCACGCAAAATATCATGAATATTTTACACAGCATGGGCAGATTTGATGAAAGCAGTCAAGTTGCCAAAGAAATATTACAACAAAATCCCCATGATTTAGAAAGCGTGTCATTATTACTGTCTCATGCCCTATTGCATTTGGATATTAATAAAGTCCATGAAGCCATGCAATATTATCAAGGGGATAACCAACAAATCATGCACAAAAGCCAAATGTATATCCAAGAAATTAATAAAAGAATAGATATGATTAATGAATTAAGCATATCCAAAAAAACGGTTGTTGATATATTAAATCATATTTATGTGTTTTTGTCGGATAAATATGTGGGCGATAATTATTTGTCATTTGATTATGGTTATACAGAAATTGGGGGGTATTTAGAGATTAATGTTTGTTTAAATAATTTATCTGCCGATGATTCTGTGTCTCTACAAGACGGATTTTTAGATGTACTGATTGACAGCGAGTTAGACTATCGTGATTATAAAGACATCTTAGTTAACTTTTCATCAGAATGTAGTACGGAGCGTGCCTAATGTCAGTAACAACGACCGATTTGTACGAAACCGTCAATCTGCTATTTGGCGATATTGATAGTACATCGTCAGAGGCACTTTGGCGAGCGTATATCAATCGCAGTTATTATGTGCTTTTTCATGAATTAAGATTGGCAATGGAGCAAGCAGACATTAGTACTAACCAGTACAAAACAGGCACGCATGATAATTTATACATGATATTGGACGAAATGGCAGTCAGAGACAAGCCTATTAAAAAGTTGGCGTTGCAATTTAAAGATTTTTTAAAAAAGCGACATAAATCAGATTATAAATTGCATGAACACATTACTTGGACGGATGTTGTCATGGCTCAAAAATACGCACGAGAATTGCCAGAGCTTATCGCAAAATATATCAAATAACCAAACATAATCCACCAACCGCCCCCAAAAGGCGGTTTTTTATTGGACAACATAAATGAAGCTCACCAAACCCCTAAAACAAGCCATTATCTCCCACGCCTTTGACTGCCATCCTGCCGAGTGCTGTGGCGTGATTGTGAATAACAAATACATTGCCTGCACCAACACCGCCACCGACAATGAACAATTTACCCTTGACCCCAAAGATTTTGCCCGTGCCGAGGGTATGGGTGAAATCCAAGCGATTGTACACAGCCACCCAGACGGCGGTGTGTTACCGTCCGATTTGGACAAATTGCAAATTGAGCTACACGGCGTGCCGTGGGTCATCGTGGCGGTGTCAAAACAAGATTATGCCGATGAACCGAGCTTTGGCGTGTATGAGCCGTGCGGGTATAAACCGCCACTTTTGGGGCGAAATTACATTCATGGCGTGCAAGACTGCTATGCCATTGTGCGTGATTTTTATAGCCGTGAATTTGGCATTGATTTACCAGACTTTGAGCGTGCAGACGCTTGGTGGGAAGACCCCAATCACGCCCCACTGTATGAGCAGAACTTTGAAAAAGCAGGCTTTGTGGTGGTGGATAAAAACCAACTGCAATACGGCGATGTCTTACTGTGCCGTGTCGGACGCACGCACCACGTCAATCATGCGGTCATTTGGCTTGGCGATAAGGGTGCATTAACAAGCGAAACCACACCGCCTTGTGTCGGCAATACCCTAATCCTGCACCACCCCTACGGACGGCAGTCCGTGCGTGAGATTTATGGCAAGGGGTGGGCGGATAGGACGGTGCTTGTGGTGCGTCATCGCTCGTTTATGTCGTCTGCCCCCACGCTTTGACAGCTTGCATGATGATGGCAGAGCGTGAAAGTCCTGTTTTTTCAGATAAAACGGTCAGCTCGTCAATAAATTCGGTGGGAAACTTATAGCTTGCCACCTTTACGCCACGTTTGGCATCAGAGTCAGCTTGAATTTGAGCTTTGGTTTTTGGAGTTTTGACAATTTTAGGCATGATGCTTGACCTTTGTTTTAAATTATCTTATGATAATAGGTAAGGAGTGGCTAGGCGTTTCCACCTAACCTGCCTTGGCGACTGGTACTCGCTTTAGGCTTTTACTGTTAGTAAGCTGGATAGCTTAGCAACAGCAGAGCGATGATTACGAGGATTTCAAGGGTCGTTTTCATCGTTTTACTCCTTGTTATGATGGTAACGATGGCTACCATCTTACCAATCAAGCAACCCTTGCTTGATGTGTTATATTATAGTAAATACTACATTAAAAGTCAAGTAATTTATACACTTTTTTTGCAAAAATGTTAAAAATTGTATGGGTTATTTGGCTTTTTGTTGTGCAAAATAACAGATTTTTAACCGCTCATGATTCATCGTGGGCGGTTTTTTATTGGAAGAATCAAGTCATGAAAACCATCATCTTACACGGCATCTTAGCCAAAAAATTTGGCAAATCTTTTAACTTAGCGGTGGATAGTACAAAGGAAGCCATGCGTGCTTTATGTGTGCAACTGGCAGGTTTTGAAGAGTTTATGATGAATGCTCACAGACAAGGACTGCGTTTTGCCGTCTTCCATGACAAACACAACATCGGTGAAACCGAACTTGAGATGACTCACACCGCCAAGATTATCCGTGTCGTGCCAGTGGTGGAAGGCTCAAAAAAAGCAGGTTTGCTTGAAACCGTCCTTGGAGCGGTCATGGTGGTCGCTGGTGTCGTGGCGACAGGCATGGGCTTTGCCCCTGTGGGGACGGCACTCATCGGTGCAGGTATTGGCATGATGGTGGGTGGTATTTCTCAGATGCTCATGCCGAAGGTAGATACGCAGGACAATAACCAAGATGGTAATAAGGCAAACAAAGGCTTTGGCGGTGCGGTAACAACGGTGGCACAAGGCAATCCCATTCCGATTTTGTATGGCGAGCGAGAAATTGGTGGATTTATCCTGTCGGCAAGCCAGCTACCAGAAGACATGATGTAACCAATAGCATAACCCAATTTGACAGATAACAAGGATAAAAATGAACATTCACGGTGCTAAAAAAGGCGGTGGCAAACAAAGACAGCCTGTCATCGCCCCTGACTCTGCTCAGTCCAAAGCTTTTATCAGTATCATGTATGGCTTGGGCGAAGGCGAGATTGCAGGTTTGGCAAATGGCTATCAATCCGTCTATTTGGAAGACACACCCTTACAAAATGACAATGGCGAGTTTAATTTTCCCAATGTCAAAGTGGATTTTCGCACAGGCACGAACGACCAAGAGTACATTGAAGGCTTTCCAGATGTGGCAAGCGAAACAGCGGTTAATGTCGAGCTAAAACACGGCACACCCTTTGTTAAAGCCTTTAATAATCTTGACCTTGATGCTCTGCGGGTGCGTCTAAAATGGGGAGCGTTGCGGTCGCAAGACCGTGAAAATGGCGATGTGTCAGGCGTAAAGATTGATTATGCCATCGATGTCAAAACCGACAACGGTGGCTGGGTGGAAGCCATAAATACATCCATCAATGCCAAAACATCGGATGCTTACGAGCGTAGTCACCGTATTGACCTACCAAAAGCTGGGGCAGGCTGGCAGCTTCGTGTTCGCCGTATCACACCGAACAGCACTAGCGAATTTATCTCAGATAAAATGTACATCGCTGCCATCAGTGAAGTGATTGACTTAAAACTTCGTTATCCCAACACCGCTCTTTTGGGGCTAAGATACGATGCCGAGAGTTTTAGAAATGTCGCCAAAATGTCGGCTCGTTGTCGTGGTCTTATCATCAAAGTACCAACGAACTACGACCCTGTGGCTCGCACCTATACAGGTATGTGGGACGGACAATTTAAGATGGCGTACAGCAACAATCCAGCGTGGGTCTATTATGACCTATGTACCGCCGAACGCTATGGGCTGGGTTCTCGCCTGACCCAAAGCATGATTGATAAATGGTCACTGTATCGTCTCGCCCAATACTGTGATGAAATGGTGGACGATGGCATGGGCGGACAAGAGCCACGCTTTACGGTCAATGTCTATATTCAGTCAGCGGACGGTGCATTTGAGCTGTTATCTAGACTCGCTGGCGTATTTCGTGCCATCTCCTACTGGGACGGCAACAGCATTGTACTAGATGCGGACATTCCCCAAGACAGCATTTATTCATTCAGCCGTGCCAATGTCATTGATGGCGTGTTTGAATACACAGGCACACGCTCTCGTGACCGCCGCACCGTGGCAAAGGTGGCGTGGGATAATCCTGCCAATCATTTTAAGACCGAATACGAGTATGTCAGAGATGAAGCAGCGATTGCCAAGTTTGGCGTGCGTGTGGCGGACATCGCTGCGTGGGGCTGTACTTCTCGTGGGCAAGCCCAGCGTGCAGGACTTTGGGCGTTAAAATCCGAACAGCTCGAAACTCGCATGGTAACTTTCAAAGTTGGGCTTGATGGGCTTATCCCCGCCCCCGCCAAAGTGATTGAAATTAGCGATGAGTTATTTGCAGGGCGTGCCACGGGCGGTCGTGTGCTTGCGATTAACAAAACCAAAACTGTGATTACCTTAGACCGTGCCATCACCGCCAAAGCTGGCGATACCCTTGTCATCAACGGCGATGATGGGGTCAGCCAAAGACGGCAAATCCGCTCGGTCAGTGGCGACAAAATCACGGTAACAAAAGCCTTTGGCAACATCAGTGTGGAAAATGTCTGGGTGCTGGATAGTCAAGACCTTGCCACGATGAAATTTCGTGTGCTGTCGGTAACGGCTGACGATAACCACACTTTTACCATCACTGCCGTGCAGTATAACCCTGCCAAATACGATGCCATCGACCATGGTGCGTACATTGACGAGCGTCCGATTAGCGTCATCAATCCGACCGTGCAAGCCCCCACAAAGTCGGTCAATCTGTCAAGCTATCACACGGTCAATCAAGGCGTGAGCATTACCACCCTTGTCATCGGCTGGGAACAAGTGGCTGGTGCGGTCAAATATACGGTTGAATGGCGAAAAGACAACGGCAACTGGCAAACCCTACCACCGACAGGCACAAACAGCATTGAAATCACGGGCGTGTACGCAGGGCAATATGAAGCCCGAGTAACGGCTATCAGTGCGTTTGGTCAGGCAAGCCTAGCCACACACTCAAACTTGACCGAAATCCAAGGTAAAATCGGCAAGCCCACCAAACTTGCCAAACTTACCGTGCAGGGCTTGCTGTTCGGCATGGAATTATCATGGGTATTTGGCGCAAATAGTGCTGATACCAACTACACCGAAATCCAAGTCAGCCCAGACGGTCGCACAAACATCACCGCACTTGGCACTTTTGCCTATCCAACGAACAAGCACGAAATCACAGGGCTACAAGGCAACTTGACCCAGTTTTATCGTGCCAGAATCGTGGATAAGATGGGCAATGTGTCAGACTGGACGGCTTGGGTGCGTGGCACGACCGAAGCACGAGCCGACAAGGTTCTGGATATTTTGTCGGGGCAAATCAACCAAAGCCATCTTGATCAGAGCCTGCGTACGCCCATTGCTAAGATTGGTGGTATTGAAACGGATTTAAATGGCGTAAAAACCCAAATCCCAAGTCTGCAAAGTACCATTAGCACCATCACTGGGCAACTGCCAACGCTAAACACTGAGATTGCCAATGCCAAGCGTGAGCTACAAACTGCTCAAAGCACACTCAATACTGCTGTTGCTAATATCACGACCGAGCGAAACCGCATTAACACGGCAATCCGTGATATTACCGCCCTGCAATCAGCGAACAACGCCAAAACGCAAGAATTGGCGAATTTAACGCAAACGGTGAATGGGCATACATCGCAGGTACGAGAGTTGGCGGTAACGACTGGCGATTTGTCGCAAAAATATAGCCAGTTAAAAACCGCTACCGACACCGCCAATAGTGAGATTGCCACCATCAAGCAAACGCAAAACGGACAGGCGACCAGTATTGAGCGGTTGGGGGCGAAGTTTGACAGTTTGGCGGTGGGTGGGCGGAATTTATTACTTAATACCCAAGCCTTAAATCCACTTTGGACACTCCCCACCAGTATTGATAATGGCGTGGCAACTTTTGTGGGTACTGGCAGACTACTGTCAAGCACTCAACAATCTGATAATATCCAAGCCTTAGAAAACGGTAAGGTTACCATTAGCTTTACCGCCAAATCCAATCAAAACGGCAGATTACACATTAGGCTACGCCGTTTTAATACAAACAATCAATTAAGCGACATCGCCCAATACATCACTATTGATAGTCGTGAATTTAAGCGTTATAGCCTAACTTTGGATTATGAAAAATGGACAAATCAAGATAGGGTCAATTTTGAGATTGCAACCTATGAACGGGCAGGTTTTGTGTGCGAAGTTAAGTTGCCTAAATTAGAAATTGGCACCATCGCAACCGACTGGACACCTGCACCAGAAGATTTGCAAGCGGACATTGACAGCAAGGCAACAACGGCAAATTTGCAAAACTTACGCCAAGCCCTAACCGATGCCGACACTGCCCTAAGCAGGCAAATCACCGCAATGGACACGGCGTATAAATCGACTGACCGTCAATTAACGGCAAATTTGGCAAGCGAAACCACCGCTCGTACAAGTGCTGACACTGCTTTGGGACAACGCATTGACACCTTAACCGCTGACTACAACGGCAACAAGGCAAGCGTAGCAAATCAATTAAAAACATTGAGCGACAAAGATACGGCAACCGCAAGCCAAATCAGCTCACTGACTGCCAATATTACGACTGCAAAGCAGACCGCAGATGCCGCTAAAGGCAAGGTAGACAATGCACAAAATACCGCAAATAATGCGTTAAACCGTGCCAATACCGCCAATTCTGCTATTACCAGTGAGCAAAGAGCAAGGGCGGATGCTGATAATAGCCTAGCCAGTCGCATTACCGCCCTTGATACTGCCTATAAGTCCGCCGACAACAATTTAACTTCAAGATTGGCAAGAGAAGAAACCGCAAGAGCAAACGGCGATAACGCCAACGCCCAAGCCCTGCGTACGCTAGAAAGCACAGTGCAAGGCGTGAGCGGTCGTGTTGGCGCAAGTGAGGGCAAAATCGCAAATCTTGAACGCACCACAAGCGATACAAATCAAGCATTGGCAACCGCTCAAAGTCAGCTTAATGCACGGTTTGATAACTTGGCGGTGGGTGGACGAAATTATTTATTGAATTCTGATTTTGTCATCACCAAACACGATGGGGGAAATTTGAGAAGTCAAAGCCTTGCAATGTCTAACGCCATCAAAACAATTGCCACACCTTGCACGCTTACTGTGTCAGCTCATTTTAAGTTGCAAAATGTCAGCGAACTTGCCAATGATGTGCGTATGTTATTTTTGGTGCGGTTTACCCACGCAGACGGCAAAGTTACGGCAAAAATCTTGTCTTACAATGCTAAAACACGCACAGATATTGATAAGCGTTTGTCCGCACGAGTGGAAATTACCAAGCCAATCACAGGCTTTGCTCATACTTATATCGACGTCTATGGCATTAGTGCAGAAATGGCAAGCATTGCACGCCCCAAAATTGAACTTGGCAACATCGCAACAGACTGGACACCTGCGCCTGAGGATGTTGACGCTCAATTTGTGCAGACTAACGCTAACATCAGCACGCTACAGCAGGCTGTAGCTAACGCTGATAGTGCTTTGTCTCAGCGGATTTCCGCACTTGATGCAAGCTATAAGCGTGCTGATAGTACGATTAATGCAAGCTTGACAGCTGAGCAAAAAGCCCGTGCTGATGGCGATACTGCACTATCACAACGCATCACAGCGTTAGACAGTGCGTATCAATCCGCTGACAGTGCGTTATCTGCTCGTGTTGCAACCGCTGAGCAGTCAATCACAACGGCTAATCAAGCGATTGCACAAACTCAGCAGACGCTGACGGCTAAGATTGATGGCTTAAGCGTTGGTGGGCGTAACCTAATCACCAACAGCCAAGTTGATAATATTGTTGATGGTACTAGACGCTATCGCTTGTATCGGCTTACAAGCGATGTCAATGAGCCGTTAGTCTTTACCGCCAAAATTAAAGATATTGTCGGTAACAATGACAATAAGCTGACTGTTGCGATTACGCATAATAGCAACATCAATGGTAACCTTGAGCAACGCCAGGATGTCAGCATAGTCAATGATATGATTGTTGCTAAGTTTAATCAGCCGTCTAAACCGATTAATGCGGTGCTTGTCTATGCTAACAGTGGCGGTTATGGCGGTAGTGCAACTGGCTCGGTCACATATTACCAAGTTAAAGCAGAGCGTGGCAACATCGCAACAGACTGGACACCTGCGCCTGAGGATGTCAATGTAGATTTGTCGCCTTATGCCACCAATGCCAACCTTGATGAGTTTAAACAAGCACAAGCAACAAAAGACACAGCAACGGCAAGTAAATTATCACAGCTTGAAAGCACACTTGGCACAAAAGCGAGTACCAACGCCCTTGATAGCCTAACCACCAAAGTTAATCAAGTAGACGGCAAGCTGACGGCAGAAGCCCAAAAAATCAGCACCCTACAAACCACCGTAAACGGTCAATCGGCAAGCATACAACAACACGCCCAAACCCTAAACGGCTTATCCGCCCAATGGACACTCAAAGTCCAAAGCGGAAATATCGTGAGCGGTATTGGCTTGGCAAGCAATAATGGGGTGTCTGATTTTGCCGTGCGTGCTGATAAATTCTACATCGCCAGTCCCACAGGTCAAAAAGGCGATACACCGTTTACGGTCTTGACCAGTCCGCAAGTGGTCAATGGCGTACAAGTACCTGCTGGCACTTACATCAAAGACGCATACATCGCTAACGGTTCGATCACCATGGCAAAAATTGCCGACAGCATACAGTCGGATAACTATGTGGCAGGACGGCAAGGCTGGAGATTATTCAAAGATGGGCGTTTTGAGCTGAACAATACCTTTGGTGATGGTTCAAGCCTTGAGCTTAATTCAAGAGGCTTAATCGTCTGGTATGATAAGTCGCAAGGCAAAAAGGCGGTAGAATTGGGGATATTCACATGATAACAGGTCTTAGGGTGTGGGATAGGGATGGTCGTGAGATTAGCAACATCACAGGTCGTTATCCCAAATTTATCGGTAATAAAACGGTAACAACCGCTGAAAAGCAGACCGTCAATTACACCATTCCACAAGGCACAACCCGCATTGTTGTGCCTGTGTATTTATCTCGTAATGATACTTTATTAGTTCCACCTGATGCTAAGGATGTTGATGAAAACTATCATTACACCAATACTTACAATTTTTGGAGTGTAGCCATCAAACACACAAATACAGGGTTTGAATACGATATAGAACACGGAACTAATACTAATAAACAAAAACCACCTATTAAAATCTACTGGGGGTATGTATGAGTTTTAGAACTTTTAATCAACAAGGTCAAAAATTATTAGATAGTGATGAAGCTGTATTTAGCTTTGTTAAGTCTGGTAGGTTAACAAGATTACTTGATACACCTTTTGAAAAAAATAAGAGAAAATACTGGTATAGAGCCAAGCGACTAGGCATTAACTCTAAATTACGTGAAGGGCAGGCTGACATTCACACACCTGAATACTGTATGTATTATATAGACTTGCCTAATGCCATTAGTCCCATTACAGGGGTGTATTATGATGGGCTTGCCAAAGATTGTAATCCTGTTGTCTATCTAAATACAGGTTATTTTGATGACATGGCTAGAATGATGTTTTATTCAAATGGTAGGTTATCAGATGCTGAGCTTGCCAAATTTCACATATATATTTTCGATGTCAATGTTATTAAAGAAAATAAAGTAGGCATCAATCTGTATGGTAGACAGGGCAATGTGACTTTTAGTAGTCGGAGTATGCCAATGTCTCTACAGACCAAAACCACACGACAAAGTATCCCCAATAATATTAAATTACTATCGAGTGATGAAGCCAGACTGCTGACTCATCACGTTACCCATTCCTATGATCATGGTGTCGATTATTATAACAACAGCACGGGCAGTGATAGAGCAATGATTAACAAAAGAAAAAATCATGGTGTGCCATTGTCTAGGTTGTTGCCAGCACGTATTACCAAACGCTGTGTTGGCATATTAAGCCCCAAGCTATCAGTCGGGTACTATCCTAATAATAGCTCTGAACTGACAGATGCCATTGGTGACCATGACGGGCACTATTCATTGGAATTTTCGGCAGGCGAAACCTACCCTCATTTTATGACACCCGTGGTGCTTGCGTGTGTAGGCTGTGTTGATGGCAATCATATTAAGGTTGTACCACCATTTGATATTATCAATCAAGATGGCACTACGAGAACCATGAAACAGGAGCTAACAACAAGAAATCTGATATTTAGTGATGATGAGGTAAATATTCTTTTTTCTGATATTGATAATCTACCATTCCCATTCACAAGGAGGCCATCATGACCTAGCCCACACCACCAACCCACCACCGCCCATCACTGATGGGCTTTTTTAGCACCAGGAGAAAAAATGAAACACAACATCAAGCTCATTCGTGGCGATGACACCACGCTCACCGTGCGTGGGCGTCAAAACGATGCACCCTTAGACATCACCAAAGCCGATTTACACGCCACAGTCAAAGGCGTGCTGACGATTAAATAGGAAGCAAATAATGCCCGAAAATCTATCCAACTTACCGCTGGTCGTCAAAATCATCGGCGTAATCATCGGCGCAGTCTTTGCACTCACATTGACGGGTGACATCGACACTGACGGCAAGCTCAAGCTGAGCTTGGGCGTGCTCATCAAAATCGCGTTTAGTGCGTATTTTGGCTTCTTGGCAGGCGCATGGCTCATTGAGTATATGGGCTGGGGTCATTGGTCGCACGCAAGCCACGGCTTTGTGATGATGCTGTGCAGCGTGTTCGGCATGACATTAGTCGGCGCAATCTATCAAGCGATTAAGCTGTCAACGACCAATAAGACGCCAAGTGAGATTGTCACTGAGGTTAAAGACACATTTAAAGCGATTTTCAAATAACCAAACGCCCCGCAACGGGGTTTTTTTATGGGGTAATTTATGAGTAAAAAGCTTACAAACGAACAAATCCGAGAGATTGCCGCTGCGCACGGTTTTGAATACGGCGTGGTTAAAGCAATTTATCAAGTTGAGAGCCGAGGCAGCGGTTTTTTAGCGAATGGGCAGCCAAAAATCTTATTTGAGCGCCACATTTTCCGTCGCGAACTGCAGAAATTGGGCTACATCACACTGTCAAACGAGATGAGCAAAATTGACCCTTTGCTATGCCACCCACGCCCAACGCAGCGCGGTGGCTACGGAAGTGAGAGCGTACAACATCAACGCTTACAAAACGCCCAAAAACTACTTTTAAGAGCGCGTCCAGACGCTGATGAAAATCTAAAAGCCCAAGTCCGCGAGTGTGCATTAAAAGCGTGCTCATGGGGCTTGGGTCAAATTATGGGCTTTAATCACAAACTGGCAGGATTTGACAATTTGCAAGATTTTATCAATGCAATGTATGACAGTGAAAAAGCCCAACTGCAAGCAATGATTAACTTTTTAAAATCCGCAGGGCTTGAAAAGGCGATGAAAAATAAGGATTGGCGAGCGATAGCAAGGGCTTATAACGGGGTGGCGTATGCTAAATTTGATTATCATAATAAGCTGGCCAGGGCATATGCTGCAGCATAA